AGACCCGCTTGACTTTTTTATATTCTGAAAGAACCTATTTCACCAATTGCTGCTTGTTGTAATCTTTCGATATGTTCCACTTTAGAACTTTTTAAACTTTCATATTTTTAATTTGGCGGAGAGTACAGGACTCGAACCTGTAAGTCCATAAGGACAACAGCTTAGCAGACTGCTCATTTACCAATTAATGTAACTCTCCAGTCGAAGGTAGCAATAACTACCTTTGTGCACTTTGACTCGCATTTTTGTTTATAGCCGATATAATGCTGAAAGTGGGCTAATCAATAAAAAAACTCTCGTAGAGGACGTATCCTATTCATTTAAGAATCACGAGAGTATTGATATTATCATGGCTGGGGATATTGGACTTGCACCAATGACATTTTGCTTAACAGGCAAACGCTCTAACTAACTGAGCTAATCCCCAATATGGCAAGACTTTTTTATAGTAGAGTCTTGAACTACTTTTGACATAAGGTATGAATTACTTCCAACACTGTTAATATGCTACCATACTAACACATTTTTTTTAGCTTTAAAATAGACACTTTTTAGCGCCTTTTTAGTGGCTTTTTAGCGTTTTCTAAAATTCTATTAATCTTTGTGCTTTAAAATGGACTTTTAAAGCTCCTAGTATTCTATTTCTCATTTTGTATGTGCTAGTCACATGTACTTCTAACTTCTCTGCTATTTCTTCATATGTTAAACCCTGAAAGTATTTTAGCTCAATGAATTTATAATCTTTGTTGTCTTTAACCATCTCTAAACATTCATCTATCCTAAATAGGATTTCCCTATATCTACTTATGTTATTCAATATTCTTTGCTTCAGCTCCTCTATTTGTTCATATTCACTTTTTATTTCATACCCATTCCCTCCTTGACCTCCAACACCACAGCATTTTTTTAGTTGTGGATTGGCTAGATGCTCAGTTTCTTCTTTTATCCTGTTTTTATACTTGGGATAACTGTATAACACATCTTCAATTTCTTTCAATACTATTCTTTGCTCCTGTGTTGCCAATCTACATCACTCCTTTATACACTTTTCCATAAAAAATATCCTACTATTTGCACAACAAATCCAAGTAATATGTAGAAGTTAATTCTATCTGCATCTTTTTTAGTTTTATCATCTCTCATTGCGTATTTTATTCCGACTAATCCAATAACCCCAAAATGAAACATAAAAACGATTATTATTATTACTCTCACATAAATTTCCATCATCTTACCTCATTCTATTATTTCTAATTGATTATAAATATCATTAGGGATATTCCCTTTCCATTGAAAACTATTTTTTAAAATGTAATCGTTGTAAGCAATAGCTGTTCTATTTGCTCTTATTTTAGCTTGTGTTGAGAGTTCTACATCTGTATTTTTATAAGCTTCATAAGTTAATTTATCTGATTTATATGTTGCAATCATTGCTCTAGCAGTATCCTCAACCTTTTTTAATCTTTCATAACTTACATTATCAATTGCTTTTTGATATGTGTAATTAACTTTTTCATTAAAAAAACCAAAACTATTCATTAATAGAACTGCTATTAATAAACCAACTATTCCAGATATTATCCATCCTATTATTTTCATTTATTCCCTCCGATTTCATATTTAACTATTGGATTTTCAACTTTCATAGGTATATCACTGTATAAGTATGTTCCTGTCTATTCTATGTACTTCCCGTCATTTGTAAAAAAGAATATCCCCATGTTATCGTTTTCTCCATAGCTTCCATCTACATCTGGTAGCCAATCATTAGTATAATCACCACGTGAATAATATTCACTATCTGGAGTTAAAAAACTATTTAAACTTGATACTTTCCCATCTACTGTAAATGATCCTACTATCCCTCCATTTTCAGTAAATAAAACTATATATCCGAATGGTTTTACAACTGGACAAGGTAGGTTAACAGCTTTTTCTCTTTGTCCATTTACCCAATAAGTTCTACGGATTAGATTATATCTTTCTAAACTATAATCTATATCATTTGGAGTAGGTTGATTTTCTGCTAACTTATTTCCCAGTCTTGCTGTTGATCGAATATCCTTGTCTGTTCCAAATTCTTCACAACCTCCAAATAACATAATTAAACATAATACCATTAATATTTTTTTCATTTATCTCACCTCTGTTATAATATTATCTATGACTTCTAGTTCTTTTCCATCAGAAGAGTAAATATCTCTCATTCTCTTAGAAAATTCAATTTTCTTTGCTTCTAATTCATCATCAGTCATATATTTTTCTTTGAATATGTGACTATTGATGATTCTTACTTGGTTTTCATCTTTTACTCTTAATTCTTGTAAATATTCAATCATCAATTCCACTCCTTATTTTTTATATTTCCCACTCTTATATGATTCTAATTTCTCAATATGCTTTTCAAAATCTTGCTCAGTCAATCCACTTAACAGCAATAAATTTACTGTAGCAGTTATCAAATCTAAAGCTTCTGCTTTAAAATTATCCATATTTTTAATTGTTGTAAAAGTGCTAGTTTCTCTAACTTCTGCCAATAACTCTTTATACTCTTCTTTAACCTTGCCTAGCTGTGCTGTTTCGTTTGCATAAGCTATTGATTTATAGTTCATTAGTTTATTTAAGTCTATACTCATTTACTCATCCTCCATCAATTCTGGGTTTTCATAAATATTTCCAACTATTTCCATTCTTTCATTATTATTGTTTGTAAAAGGTATATCCATTTCAAAAAACACATCGTTTAAAACAAATCTTGCTTCTTTAGTATTGAAAATAACTTTATATTTACTATTATGTAAAGTTACAATGTCTCCCTCATAAATTTCATCTCCATATTCGTCTTTTAATCCTGTGTATTGCATAAGGTCTATATCTTCAAATTCACGGTATGAAACAACATCTTTATAAACTCGTCTTTCTTGAAAGTTTATAGATTCAACATTAAACATATCTTTATTTAATTTATCCCAAGCTCTAAATTTAATCTCTCTCATTTTCTCCCTCCCAAGTTGCTATATCTTCTATATTTTTACTTTTATTTCCACAGTCTATACACTCAACAAAATCTTCTCTAACTAACTGTATTGTATGTTGATGGTATTCTACAATTTCGATACTATCAAAATCAGCTTCCATATATCCACGAAACCAAATATTAAATCTTGCACAACCACACTTTTTACACTTCCACATATTATTCTCCTATTTTGTTATTTTTTGTAATTGAAGAAGCTAATATTTTGTAACAATCTTTGCAGACTAAATAAACTCTATCCCCATTCAAAAAATTAAAAGTTAATTTTTCTCTTATCCATTTAGTATTTTTGTGACTACAATTTATTTGTTTTATTTTCATTTTATTTTCCACAATCCGTTTTCAATCATATATTTTATTGGGTCATCATCTAATACTACTCCACAATCAGCACATATAACTTTAAGTTCATCTTCTTTTTTTGAAGTAAATGGATAAATTGTTCCTGCCAAAGTTGCTTTTTCATGTCTACAACCATTTTTTGAATGTTTATTATTTTCGATTTTATTCTCTCTCACTTCAGCCCAAAAATCTTTATATTCTTTAGATTCCAAAACTCGCTTAGCTTCATCTGAAAATAAAAAATAATTCCCTAAATCATATCTTTCGTTATCTAAATCATTTCCATAGTCCTGAGTTTTCTCAACTCTTGAATTGTTTATATAAAAATATATCCCTTTAAATTTTCTCATCGGCTTCCTCCTCGAAATAATAGCTAAAACTAAAGCATCAAACAATTCTTTATCATCAGCATGCACCAGCTTCCTCCAGTCTCACAACACTATCATCAATTTCTCTAAGCCACATAGTTTTAAAATCCTCAAATACATTAAATACATCAGTTATCATAGATTTCAGAACTACTCCTATCATATTTCTTTTATGTGAATTGATAGTTCCAAACATCATTATCACTAGAAACATAGTTCTAAGAAGTTCTAAATTATCTCCTGTTTCAGTATGGCCGCAAGCTGCAAATACTTCATCTAAAATTTTAATGACATCTTTTTCAACTTTATAATTAATCTGATTCTTAAATTTATCAATGATTTTATCAGAAGCTTTTATAGTTCTAGTCAATATAGCTTTATAGTATCTATTTAGAACCATATCTTCCTTGTCCCATAACTCCCTATTAATTTTCAAGTATTTATTAATTAAGTACATCAATGTAATTCCTTGCATATCCCCATCTTTGTGTACAACTCTTATTTTTCTCATATGCATCACTTCTTATTTGCTTCTTTAACTTTCTTAATTCTAACTTTCAAGCTCTCAACAAGTGCATCTTGTACATCTCCTTTGTTTTGTAAAGCTTCCATTACGTCTTCATCTCTAGTTTCTTTACAAACAAGATGGTGGATTATTACCTTTTCTGTTTGCCCTTGTCTGTGGAGTCTTTTGTTAGCTTGTTGATATAATTCCAAACTCCAGTTAAGCCCAAACCATATCACATGATTACCTCCAGCTTGTAAGTTAAGTCCATAAGCCGCACTTGCTGGGTGGGCTAGTAGTATATCAATTTCTCCTTTGTTCCAATCTTGTTGATCTTGTGGAGTCTTCAAAAGTCTTATTCTTAACTTCGAGTCTTTCAAAGTTTCAATTATTCTGTCTTTGTCGTGTTGGAAATTATAGAATACTAATGCGGGTTTCCCATTTAACTGTTCTATCAGTTCTAAAAATCTTTCAATCTTACAGTCGTGGACTTCAAAGACTTTTCTATTCTCGTCATAGATTGCCCCATTTGCTAATTGTAACAACTTGTTAGATAATGCTGCTGCATTTGCAACAGTGATTTCAGTATCTTCAAGTTCAAGTATAGCTTTTTTCTCAAGCTCATCATAAGACTTCTTAGCCTTGCTATCTAAAACTATTGGCACTTGTTCATAGATTATGTCAGGGAGCTCTAGGTAATCTTCTGCTTTCATTGAGATACAAATGTCAGATATCTTTTCATGTATGGCTTCATTCGAACCTTCTTTGGCATCATAATTAAAAATTACTGTTCTGTTCCTTTGCCCTGGTTCAAAATATCTTTCTCTAAATTTCCCAATAGTCTTTTCTAGTCTTTCTCCCTGATCCAGTAGATACAATTGAGCCCATAAGTCTATCAACCCATTAGGTGCAGGTGTCCCTGTAAGTCCAACAATTCTGTTTATTTTATTTCTAATAACTTTCAAACTTTTGAATCTTTTTGATTGATGGTTTTTAAAGCTAGACCACTCGTCAAGTACCACCATATCGAATGGCCAGGCGTTTTTATAGTAATCGACTAGCCAGGTAACATTCTCTCTATTTATCACATAAATATCTGCTGTTTTTGCAAGTGCCTTTATACGCTTCTGTAGCCCCCCTAAAACAAGAGATGTTTTTAGTATAGATAAATGATCCCATTTTGCTATCTCATCTGTCCAGGTAGCCTCTGCGACTTTTTTTGGGGCTATTATTAATACCTTTCCAACTTCAAATCTATTAAATTTTAAATCTGCTATTGCAGATAAAGTTATTATGGTTTTTCCTAACCTAAGCCCATATCCAACATAAGCCCTAACTTATCGTCTGATATCATTCTATCAATGCAGTATTTTTGGTATTCATGCGGTATAAACTTCATTCGGCATCACCTCCTCTATAAACTCGTCCACTTCTTTGATAGATGCTATAACTCTTGCATCACAATTTAAGTTTTTAAGTTTATTTATAAAATTTCTCTGTAAAGGAGACAGTTCTTCTCTTTTACCCTCTGCTTTTAGCTCCACAAAATAGATATCTCCACCGGGAACTATAACTATTCTGTCAGGTACTCCTGCATTTCCTGGAGAAGTCCACTTCATACATAAGCCATTTTTATTTTTTACACTTTTAACTAAATATGCTTCAATTTCACTTTCACTTTTTTTCATGAATTTTCTCCAATCTCAAATGTAACATTCTCACCCTTTTTTCCTTATAGATATATATAAATATAGGATTTATAGATTTTATAGACCATAAATACCCTTTAATTTCTTTATTTTTATATATTAATATAGAAAAGAATGTTACAATGTTACAAATATATAATAATACTAATAATACCAATGTTTTTTTATGTAACATTCTATGTAACATTCTATGTAACAATAAAAAAGAATGTTACAAGTCTTTCTTATAGAATGTTACATTTTTGAGAATGTTACACCTAGAATGTTACAAAAATTTTAAGATTCAATTTTTCTTTTATACCCTCTTTGAACTCCATATTTTCCAAATCTTGATGCTTGTTTTACTTTTTCCCATTGAAATAGAGAAGATAAAATCTTATTAATTTCAACACTATCACTCTTTTTTAGATATCTAATGTCCATTTTTAAGGCTTCTTCCCAAATTTCAGCTGCACAAACTCTATCTCTTAAGATTAGATCTCTTTCATCAAATTGCTTACTCATCGTTTCATACTCATTTAGGTATGTTCTTCTACTAAATAAGTCCATTGTATCCCAAGTATTTGGGATTCTCTTATCTAAGTAATCCAGGATAATTCCTTTATAAACATTATCTTCAGAATGTGAATCTTGTTCTTTTATTGCTATTTCTAAGGCTTCTTTTGATAGAACTAAACTATAAGATTTATCTTTTGCAAGTTCACAAGCCTCAGCCCATATCTGATCTAACTCATCTTTCAAATCATCAAAGATAGATTTTTTTGGTTTATGAATAAAACAATCTATTGGCCAAAATCTTCTATTCCCTGTTTCATCTCTTAAGAAGTTAGTGTCATTTGCAGTTCCAAAGAATGCACATCTTCTTGGATATTTTTGGGCTCTACGCCCATACGATGCTCTAAAGACATCATCTGTTCTACTTAAAAAGTTTTTAACTAAGTTCATTTCCGATTTTCTTAAAGAACTAAGTTCTCCCATTTCCAGAATCCAACTTCCCTGGATTAACTCACATGCATCTTTACCTTCCACATTAACCAAACTATCGGTATACCAGTCCATACCTAATATTTTTAAAAATGTACTCTTACCTACTCCTTGCGGACCTATTAATAGGCATATTATCCCATTTAATTCCACCATAAATAGCTCTTTTGGC